AACAGTAGTAATTAAAAGATGGCAACACGTAAGGCTATTACGCTGGTAAGTGGTTTATTTCAAGAGGTCAATACTCCGACAGATAAATTAGACTTCGCTGGTAATACTACAGCCGACCTTGGAGAAAATACTAATCTATATTATACAGATGCAAGATCAAGAGCAGCTGTCTCAGTAACTGATTCTGGAGGAGATGGAAGTCTTGGATACAATAATTCCACAGGTGTAATTACATATACAGGTCCATCATCTAGTGAAGCTAGAGCACATTTTAGTGTAGCTAGTGGATCTGGTCTAACTTATAACTCTGGAACAGGAGAGTTTGGAACCAGTGCAATACCTAATGGTCAGCTGGCTAATTCTTCATTAACAATAGGTAGTACAAGTGTTTCTTTAGGAGCTACTCAAGGAACTTTTGCAGGATTAACTTCTTTAGCTTCAGGAACTTTAATAGCAGGAGTAGAAGATGCAGCCAATGCTATTGAGATTGGAAGTGGAAATATTATATTTGAAGGATCAACTGCTGATGCAAATGAAATAATACTGACAGCTGCAGATGCAACAGGTGGAGATAAAACTCTTACCTTACCAAATGAAACAGGAACTATATTAACAAGTGCATCTTCAATTCCTAACAGTGGATTAGCTAATTCATCTCTGACAATCGGAAGTACAAGTGTTTCTTTAGGAGCTACTCAAGGAACTTTTGCAGGGCTTACATCTTTAGCTTCTACTACTTTAGTTTCTGGTACAGTCGATGGTGCTAATTCTATAACTCTTGCAAGTGGAAATATTACATTTGAAGGATCTACAGCTGATGGTAATGAGATAATACTTACAGCAGCTGATGCTTCCGGTTCAGATAAAACAATAACTCTACCAAATGCAACAGGAACTGTTGCGTTGTTAAGCACACTAAGTATTGCTTCTGGGTCAGGATTGACTTATAACTCAGGTACAGGAGAATTTTCAACTAATGCTATCCCTAACTCCCAACTTGCAAACAGTTCTGTTACTGTTGGTTCTACTGGTATTGCCTTGGGCGGTAGTGCTACGACGATTACTGGTCTATCTTCTATAACATCCAGTGCTATTGTAACTGACGATAACGGTTTTAGAATTAGAGACAATTCGGATAATACAAAACAACTAGCTTTTGAGTGCTCAGGAATAACTGGAAGCACAACAAGAACATTAACTATTCCAGATGCAAGTGGAACAATAGCAACCCAGGCTTATGTACAAGCTCAGATTACTGCTGAGGATTTAGATATAACAACTGATGATGGTAACTCAATTGCTATTGATCTTGATTCAGAAACTCTAACATTAGCTGGAGGAGCTGGTATAGCTTCTACCTCAACAGGTAATACAGTCACTTTTGCAATAGATGCAACAGTTGCAACCCTTACTGGATCTCAAACTCTTACAAATAAAACTATTGTTTTAGGAAACAACACAGTCTCTGGAGCATTAGCTAATGGTATTACAGCGACAACTCAATCTGCAAGTGATAACTCAACTAAAGTAGCAACAACAGCCTATGTAGATAATCAGGTAACAGCAGGAGCTGTAAATGAATTTGCTGACAATGTATTTAGAGTCAAAGATAATTCAGATGCTTCTAAAAAATTAGCATTTGAATGTTCAGGAATTTCGGGTAGTACGACTCGAACCATGACTGTTCCAAATACAGATGGAACAATCAGCACAGAAAGTTTTGCTACTGCAATAGCAGTGGCTTTAGGATAGTATTATGGCAACCCAAGTACAATTTAGAAGAGGAACAACAGGTCAGCATTCTGCCTTTACAGGAGCAGTTGGTGAAGTAACTGTAGATACCGAAAAAAAGACTGTCTGTATTCATGATGCAACACAGGCTGGAGGCTTTCCATTATTAAAAGAAGATGGAAGTAACTGTAATTTTTCAATAGGATCACTATCCAGCTGTGCTCTAAAGTTTGCAGGAGATCCTGATACAGGAGTAATCAGTCCAGGTCTAGATCAAATATCACTAGTAACTGGTGGATTTGCAAGGCTTACAATAGATTCATCTGGTGTGGTCACAATTCCAGGTAATGTA